TTTCGCAAAAATATAGTAAAACGAAATTCTTTTTATAGTTTTCACCTTATTAATTATTTAGGTTTTAGTGAAAACTGTTTCAGAATTGAACACAACACAAACTACAGAAACACATAGTTAATATCAATCATTTTTACCCTTTTGACATGGGAGCATATTATTAGTACGATATGCTAGCGAACACAAGCGCGTTGAAATGCGTCTGTAACCCACCAAGTCAATAGGCAGCATTTACAGAACCTTTCCAAAATAGCAAAGGTCAAGCTTTAGTTTCCTACGTCAAGTTAATGACATCGTAGTTTTACGTCTTCGGACGCATCTGGGATGTGCTTTTGGACCCACACCACATCCCCTTTCCTTGGTATTTATCTAGTTTGCCTCGAAAGGATTGTGAGCGCTGTTTCCAGAGGAGCCCCCACTTATTTCGCCCAAGTTTAAAGACCTGTTTCCCTCAGCAACTCCCTGTCTGAACACGCTCACTTCAAAATGAGCCAGGTTAGCCATGAGCTCTCTCTGTGTGGGAGACTTCACCAAGCCACCTTCTGGGTTGAGCGCACTCTCGTCGAAAACACCCACAAAGAAGTCAAAAGCAGCGAATTTTGTCTCATCTTTGAAGCCCTTCCTTGCCCAATTTGCAGGTGGAACTCTGCTTTTAACCCTCAAATTCCAAATCACTTTGGCGTAATACATGCAGAACCGCCTCAGTGTTGTGACTTCTTTTATCAACCCCACACATGTTGGGAGATCTAAGTCGCAATAGGCACTCTTACCCAGAAATTCTGAGTGTTTTGAACTGCCTACATCAACTGCTGCGTTGGCTATTTCAATAGCAACGGCCTGTTGCTTGTCTTCAGGAATGCCGGCCTCGGAGAATATGCTCGACAGAGCTAGAACATCTATGTCACTCATGACATTGTTCGATTGCACATTAAATTCACGCTGCATCAACTCGGCCATGTCCACCTTTTTGCTTAAAGGGCTCTCGACTACCTTCTTTTTCCTTCTAATTACTGAGGACAAATCTGGAAGCGCGGGCCTCTCAAGGTCTTCCCTGCCATCCTCACGTTTCTCATTGGTCCTTCCAGGTGCACTTCGGCTGGAACTCCCGGACCTATGAGCATTACGATTGTGCTGCAGCTCCAGCTTTTTATCATTAGCAGCTTTCTTCTCGGCTGCTCTCTCCTCACTCAATCTGGCCAACTCAGCACTTTCTTTCTCAGATTGCAGTTGCTCGGGAGTCTTTTCCATGTCTTCTCAATCAGTCTCAACAACGTTCCTCAATTATTTCGAAATCCCCTCTACCCCCTAAAGATAACCACAAAGGTTTTGAGTTGCGAATCAACTTGGCTACGGCTTCAAGGTCCTGACAATTGATCACTGAAACTGATTCACCTGTGAGTCTAATTGAGCACCCACTCTCCTTGAAATTATCTACTAGCACAAGTGCCAGGTACACAAGGGCAGCGCCTAACAATCCGAGCAGTAAATCTTTCTGAAGCATAGATCAATGCAACTAAGACAATCAGTATCACAAAAGCGGTTGAAGAACTCCCAATAGATAGTATCCCAGGACCTGGAAAGTTTTTCTTTGGGCCGCAGTAATTTATCCTTTTTGTGCCGTCCTGATATTGACCTCCGTGTGGCAAGCTATGTATATTGTCCCCGGTATGTGGCAAGTTGTTCTGACGAAAGAAGAACAGAATCAAAGCAACACCACCTCCGATCAAAAGTGGACGTAAGTTCTTCGACCAATCAGCAGGTTGCTGAAATGACATGCCTCATTCAAGTATTATCAACTTGTGCTTATGCCTAGTTAGGGCAATGTAGAACAGATGTAGATTCTCTGAATTTGGTTCTTCTGATTTTAAAACGGTAACAACCTCAAATGTGGACCCCCGAACTTCACAGGGCAATTTGAAAGAGGCAGAATGCGAAACAGCTAGATCTATGGCCCCCTTCCCGAAACAAATTAGTTGACCTTCTGTTTTAACCTCAAAAGGACTTCCTATGACCACTGTGTCTTCAGAAGTGCTGTTAACTTCAAAACCCCTATTGCGTAAGTATTTACAAGTTTCCTTGCCGAATCTTCTTGATCTGGATCCCACAAAATGAGCTTCCAAAGGAGCCTTGACGTTTTGGAAGGGGTCGGAGAAAAGGACGGAAAAACCAGTCCAATCTTCTGCAGTTAAGTACTCGTCAAGAATGTTTAACTTGCCTTTTACCGCGCAATCTTTAGAATACCTCTTGATGTACTTACCTTCCAAATTTGGAATATCAGGCTCGCCAGCTGTGAAAGCAACAAAGTTGCTATCAATCTTAATCAGATCTCTGATCAGGCTTGTTTTACCTCCCCCAGGAACACAGTGGATCACTAATGGAAATGACAACTTATCACTAACACACTCAAAATTATACAAGTCTAAGGCAGCAAGCAAATTATTCATAACAGATAATCAAACACTATCAAGCCTAAATTTCAACACAACCGTAGAATACCTAACTACAGACTTTTACCCGCTAATAGGGTTATGTAAATAATTTGCCTATGTCACACCTCATTTTATGCCTATATCTAACTAAAAACCTCACACAGTTATAATGCGCCTCCATCTCTTCATCATTCATAGCAGCTCCAGCAAGCTCCCCCAAGTTATATCCATATGAGACTTCAATCGCATAATTGTCTATGCAATTATCGAGATTATTCATCTCTCGCGCAATGTTTATCCTTTCAAGGACGAGTTGTGGCCTTTTGAAAATCCCATGTTCAAACAAACACCAACCACAGAAAGTTGGATTGGCCACATACTGCACCTTTGCCTTTAGTTTGATCCTTTTCAAGAAGTCTTCATAAGATCTTGAAATTTTAAGACGTGAGTTTGCACACATGTCGTCCCCTGCAAAAGCAATAGCTTCACTCCCATTCAGGTCATACCTTAAAAACGTGAATAGCATGTTGGCAAGGGTGTTAAACAGGAAGGTGCTGGCCTCGCCAGTGAAGCGCATTATTGAAAAATTTCCCAACTTTGATCCCAAATGAGTCTTAATGAATTCGTAATCCATTATTAAGTCATTTGGCAAGCCAAGATATCGCATTAAGCAAATCTCAAAAGCCAAAATGTAATGATCTTGGGATGCATCAAAGGCCTCATAATCTGATTCAGTGCAAATGCCTGTGAAGCCATTTTCCTTAACCCATGAGTTTAAGCTATCCAAACCCTTGCCGGAGTGAATGTAGAAATTCTTTGGAAGCACTTCCATAACCTTTTTCTCAATATAACGCATGTAAGGAGCAAATCGGACCAGGAGTGAGTGCTGAAAGCAGGCCAGAGTTTGCCCAGCTTTTGCATCCCTGAATCGGTTATCAAACTTAGTACAGTGTTGTGACTTCATGAAGATTAGAGCAACATCACTCAGCCAATCTCTGCATGATCTCCCACTATGATTTTCAATGGTTGCGGCACTCTTGCTTGTCTTCTTCTCTTCAAACTCTGCAACCGATTTCTCCATCATAGAGGGATCATGAATCCTCCTAAGTGGTACCCGCTTCAGAAAAGTTTTGATTAAGAAATGGCCGAAGGGCATGGCTTTCCTGAGCAACTCAGTTTCAACAATTGGGCTGGAGAATCTTAATCTTTTTCTGACAGCCATCAAGAAAGTTACGCTGTCATTACCCTTATGCCTAGGGTATATGGATTCATAACGTTCACATGCATTCGTCATTCTCTCGCCCCTGAAGTCATGATGATCGTCTTTGAACTGTTCAGAAACTTCCATGCCAATTCGAAACTCTCTAGCTTCCTTGAGGGCTAATTTTCCAACCCACCTAGCGCGGCAATTTTCCATTGATGAGATGGGCAAGTGAGTTTTAAACCAATCTTCCGAGCTCATTTCCTTCTCCATGTGTTCAACTTCCATGTCCTCACCTTGACCTAGGAATAACATGGTCTTTAACCAAGGATCACCAGCAACCTTGTTTTCTTTAACACCTTCATCTTTTCCAACACTAATTTTGAATCCTGAAAAGAAGCTCGGACTCCCTGGAAGCATGTCTAGGATGACTGATTGCCCGCTACTCTCAGTAAGAAAGTGATAAAGAGGTTTTCCGGCAAAATGGTGTAAAGCCCCTGAAAGTGGCATGCCTAAAAGATTGATGAAGGACACATTCATTCGGAATCTGGATAGGGCAGTAAGCCACCTACGATCATCAGTATGAATTGAGTCGTAGGTAATCAAAATTACTCCCTGGTTGAAGTTCAAGCCTGTGGACTCACCGAAAGTCAGACATTTGACACTGGATCCCGCGTGGGAACTGACAATCCGTTTTTCCTCAAAGCTGCTAACCAGATACACGTCAGGCTTTTCTTTCTTTGCATAGATGAAGTCAGCCATTGAATTCCAAATGGCATAATCTTCAATCTTCAAATGTAGCGATCCCCTCAAGAACTCACAGGGCAGACGCTTCTCGAAAATGGGATTTTTGAACCTCCTGCTTTCAATGTTGTACGAGTACTCTTTGTTTCTCAGGAGCTCAAAAATATCTGGGTCCATCGTACCTAGGTGATTCCTGTCTTCTTTTGAGTCATAAGTACTCTGACATGGATCCCCGGCCACAGCCATTGTGCATGAGCTGTCTATGCATAATAAGCACAAGTCCAAATAGCCGGGTGGGAATAACTGGATCTCATCCAGAATCACCAAATGACCTTTTTTTAATTTATGCAAGGATTTGAGGAAGGTCTCAAAGGTCACTACATCCCACCCCTCCTGACCCTTGTTTCTGATCCTTCGCCCTGACGAGTTAAACATTATCCCAAGGTCCTGCTTGATAGAGTCAGCAAGCTGTCTCCTTGGAGACACAAAGGTCACAAATTTCCCTATTGATTTGGACATGAACTCTTTGAACAGGTGACTTTTTCCACATCCAAACGTGCCCATTATTGCCAAGACGGACCTTTCTTTTCTCTGATCTTTACTCACTGACTCCAGCCATGGCTTTTGATTGTTAAACCTCTTATCACAAAGGACCCCAGTTAACCCAGCCAGCAAGCAATTCTCCAAAAGTTCAGCACGTTGAACCGAAGGTGAGTAATTAATCCACGTTCCATTTAGAGCAAGTATGTCCACCTCAGATTTTCTGACTTGCCTCATAAGGTCATTCTTGATACTAGCTGGCTTGTCTGAGATCTTCTGCACACATCTGATGTGGTCATTTGAAATGTCGAACAAAGCAACAATGGACCCTCCCTGATTGTATGTCTCGACCTTGTCTCCAAAATCACATTTTGCGCAAATATCGAAAGCCAGGAAAACCTGCTCCAGATATAGAAGATTTAGTCCGAAGCCTCTGCACAACTCCTCAAAAATGTGCCTTGTTTCTGGCTTGCATAGGAAATTAAGAACATCAGAATCTCTTTTTCCAAGCGCTTCAGCCACAGCTCTAATCATGCATCCATTTATGGGAGCGCAGGGTTGGTAATGCCCATTTATCAAACATAAGAAACCCAGGAGTGGCCAATCATCAAGTCCAAATTTCCAGCAGACCTCATACTCAGGCGTTATAACAATTAGCTGCCTCTTGTGCATAATGCAAAAATAAGCGACTGACTCATTTTCGGCCCAGACTCCTTCTTTCATCTGCTCATCTAAAGCTTTAGATTCACAGTCAGATGCCCTGAAGTGCTCTCCCAATCCTGATTTAACGACCATTCCATCACAGTTCATTAAATGTCCAACCGAATGCCAGAAGCAATTCCCATCAGCGGGGACATCAAACGCATTGAAATCGTCAATTTGATAATCAGCACATGCCAACATGGGACAACCAAGTAGAACTTCAGATGATCCTGAGAATCTGCACTCTTCAATGTGCACTCGTAATGACCCCCGGCTTGATATTTTCTCTCTGAATGCTATAAATCCCAATTGGCAAGTTGCTTTGCTCAAGGAAAAATTCCTCACCACACCACACTGCATGCTTTTGAGAATTAACAGATCCTCAGAGTCTGACACACGCTGCTCGCCCTCAAGCACAAAAATTTTTACCGGCCTGGAGAGTGCATCTCTAAAGATTTCAGGTTTCGCCGTCTGGTCGAAAAGGATTATACGGTCTTCAGCAGCTACCCCTTCTGCTCCAAGCGCCTTAGAGACCTTAGAAAGGTCTGCGGAAAATTTGTCAAAATTGCTGCAAGAGAAGCAAGCGCAAAGATCACTGATGAAGCAACTTCTTTTAGTTTTTAGCAGATCAGCGAGCATCTTCTTCCCCAAATTCCAAACTTTCACATCCAAAGCCTTAACTCTCTCGAATGCCGCTAAGTTCTTGTTAAGGTTGGGAATCTGCAAGGTCTCATTGTCTTGAACAATGTGTCTTCGGAAGGTCAACGATATTCTCTCACCTTTGCAGTTCGTAACTCCATGAAGCATCTTGGCCTGGAAACTCCTAGGCATTTCAAACCACTCAAAGGGCCCCATTTCAATGCTGACCCAATCTCCCCTCGACTTGCTTTTCCCGGTGGAGCAAAAATTGAAAGTGCAACTGCCCCTCAGGCAGACAGTTAGGACCTTGTGATTTTCATTGTAACACTTTTCATTATCTCTATGCATCTTGAGGTCAGATCCATCATCATAGAGTTGGGCTAAGCAGCTGTTGTAATGGCCAAAGCCCCCACAAATTTTCAAGATATTGCTCATGAAGGGTGGCCACCCCCGATTTTCATGAAAACCTCCATTATACTGGTAATGACTGACCTCTGGGACAGCAAAGAATCCAGCCTTACGCCCTTTTAGTTGGTCTGGGAAGGAGAGCAAGCTAGCAAATTGAGCTAGATCAGGTTCAGCATGAACCTTTATGTTGAAACCTTCAACCTCAAATGATTTGTCTTCTCCAGAATCCTCCCTGATTGAGCAGTCTCCTTTCACACTTCCATTTTGCTCTGTGATCAGCACTTCCTCATTTTGAAAATTTGAACTGACGAGATCCTCACTTTTGAGGGAATGGGTTGGACTGTCATTCAACTCGCTATCACCATTAATGCTGACACGAACATCTTTCGACTTTGCCAATTTGTCAAAGCCCCAGTAAACCCTTTTTAAGTTGAAATCCTTCCTACTGGTCAAATCGGAGATCACAGCATTGTATCTACTTTGGCTAGTTCTGTCAAGCCCATTTTCCTTCCCAGTATTGAATGAGATAAATTTGCTGTTCACACGGTTTAACTTTAAAAACCAGCAAAGATCAACTCTGGCATCAACCTTATTTAGTCTATCCCTCAGTTTTCTAGAATACAATTTCCTTGAGAACACATCAAAGAAATCGTCATTGATGACGTAGCACAACTGAGGGTCCAACTTTCTAGCTTTCAAAACTGACCGGATGAAGTTGATTACAATCTCAAAATTTAAACCTGGGCAATCTATGAAGGCAAAATGATCCAGGCAAATTGAATAGACAGCATGACTGCACTCAAACTTGCTGTAGAACCTCAATCTTGATATGCGCCAGAATTGCGAGTTTAGGCAGTACCTTTGAGCGATCCTATCAGCAGATTTGTCAACTCCAAAAACCCAATCATCATCAAGCTTTGCTATCAAGTCGTAATCAGGGTTTGGGTCGGTTACACTGAGAAAATGAAGCTCATCAAAGAAATCCCTTTTTACTGCCACAGTTTTGACGGTGAATTTAAAGGGCTTCAGGTCATAAATGAAGTCTGCCAAACATTTTTCCTCAAAGATTGAGAAAAGTCGCCCAACACAGCTTGGAAAGAGAGAAATCATAAAATTCAAGAAATTTTTCCTATGGTTAACCGAGAAAAGAGATCCCTCTTTCTTGCACCTCAGGATTAGCTTTGTGAAACTTTCAGCAAATTTGATCTCCCTTCCTGTGGGTTCTGAAACAAGTTGTCTCAGCTTAGCCTCTGCGGACTCCTCATCTGGTTTCTTTAGAGTCATGAGGTAAAGATACAGCTTCGTGACGACATCAATATGGATTGGAAAGCAGTGTCTGATGCTATCACTCAAAGATCCTAGAGAACCCAGCCCTATTGCATCAAAGCCAGAGAAACAACGTTCTTCTTGCTGTATGGACCTTCCTTTGGTTATGCAAATTAGGTGATGGGAGAACTTAGAACTTAGTATATCCAGACTGTAAAAGCTCCCGTCCTGAAGTTCAATGGTCTTTGTCTTCAGAAGGTAAGTGCTGGCTAGAGGTTGCACATACATCTCAGACCAATTCCCATCCGGGGCATACATCAGCTTACCACCTGAGATTTCGAAAGAGTACGCCCAACTGTTGAGACTTTCACAAGCTTTACCAAGAATCTCAGGGGGAATGACGACAGTTGCTAGTATTTTTTCTGGTCTAATCACCTCAAGAAAAGTGATTAGGTCGTTGACAGACCAATAATGCAGCTCGTCATGGAGAAAGATGTGGCGTGCTGCCTTTTTTAATAGGGCAGGGATAAGGTCGTTCAAACAAGGTACTTCACCAAAACCCATCTTCCTATTCAAGTGAAGATCTTCAGCAGAACTTCGATAAGTTAGGTCGTTACTATAACGAGACCTATCCAAACTTGTAACATATCTATTTATAACTTCAACTAAGTTCAATCGCTTGTTCCTAACCTTGAGGAAGTCAAGTTTGAACTGCTTAATACCTACAAAATAAAATTTATTATCTATATATGAAGGTAATACATTATATAACATGTGATTCTCTAGGGTCTTGCACACAGGGTGGGAATGGACCCTATAGCTGTACGGACTTAAGTAAATGCCGGCTGTCTCTAATCTTTCTTGAGCTTTCTGGGGCATGGCATAGTTAAAGAAACCATCGGCCGTTTCCTCGGCTTTAGAGAGGGATGAGACAGTCGGAGCACTGATTCGGGACTGTTCTTCAGAGGTTAATCGGGCGATTACCTCCATTGCAGCAGAACGATGATGAAGAGCCATAACGAGGATTAGGAAAAGCAGAGTTTTCTCTAGGCGATGTTTGGCTGATCGCTTTC